TCACTGAAACACCACCGTCCGGTTCTGGTACGACAGCACCTTTCGTTCGATGTGTTTGGCCACTGCCCTGGAAAGCACAATTTTTTCCAAATCGCGCCCCTTTTTCACCAGCTCATCCACCGTATCCTTGTGCGAAATGCGGGTAACATCCTGTTCGATGATCGGCCCCGCATCCAAATCGCCTGTTACATAATGACTTGTAGCGCCAATGATCTTAACACCTCTCTCGTGGGCGGCATGATAAGGTTTGGCTCCGGCAAAGGCGGGGAGAAACGAGTGGTGAATATTTATGATTTTATCGGGATAATGCGAGATAAACTCAGGCGATAGCACCTGCATGTAGCGGGCTAACACACAAAACGTAACTTTACGGCTGCGAAGCAATTCCAGTTCCTTGGCCTCCTGCTCCGCCTTGTTCTCTTTGGTTACCTGAAATACGTGGTATTCAATGCCAAACCGGTCGGCAACCGGCTTCATATCAGGATGATTGCTGATAATCAGCGGAATTTCCACATTCCATTCGCCGGATGAGTAGCGAGCCAGCAAATCGTACAGGCAATGCGACATTTTCGAAACAAAAATAGCCATCCTCGGCCTGGTATCGGAGAAATAAAGACGAAATTTCATCTCGTAGCGGATAGCCAGTAACGTCTGGAAATATTCATCAATTTTATCCTTCGGAATCTGGAAAGAGGTCAGATCCCATTCAACACGAGTAAAAAACACTTTGTTCTCCCGGTCCACATACTGATCCAGATAAAGGATATTTCCCTTATGCTGGTTGATAAATTCGGTTACAGCAGCCAGAATGCCCGGCTTATCGGGGCAATGCATCAACAACACCGCCGTATTTTCGTTTACTTTTGTCATGTAATTCCTTAATTCCTCAAATAAAATACCCATCAAAAAACAACCGCCCTAAAAAGCGATCATGGATACCATATCATTAGTAAATCATAAAAAATATTTTGAATAACTTACAAAAATACCACATTTTTTGTGAAACTCCTACTTTGAAAGGAAGTTATATTGAAAAAAGTGCGCTATAATGATAAATAGATGGCTTCAAAAATCAATAACCAGATAAAGAAACAGCTCAATAAGAGTCGCCCCTTTGATTATGAAACATGAATCCAGATCACTTCTCAGGAAGAATCATAAGTAGCAGAAAACAAAATTTTCCACAAAATAAAAATACGTATTTACATCCTACTACCCTCCTCTTTTTAATAATTCGTCCATCAATTTTGTATTAGCCACAGACAGTTCATGAATACTGGATTGCTGAGCCTCAATAATATTCAGCAATCTACTTAAATTTTCCACATGCTGATCATGATCTGAATTCTGTCCACTTTCAACCATTTGTTGAAACAGCATATCATCTTCACCTAAAATAAGCCATTTCAGGCTAACATCAGGAAATGCCGTGATAATTTTCAACAAAGAATCGTACCCCGGATTCGTACCAATAGCGAGCATTGACTTGATAGTAGTATATGGAATTCCTACTTTCTCAGAAAACGCCTTTGTCGATTTAAATCCAAAATGGATCATGATTTCTGTTATTCTTTCATTAATTGATCTATCCATCCCCATTAATAGAATTGTTAATGTTTATTAAATTACGTAAATACATATTTTTTATACGTATTTACATATTATATTTGTCAAAAAAATTTACCTGATCTTTCGATATTACAAAAATTTATAACCAAACCGAATTTGTTAATTTCCAAAATTTCAAATTTTTGAAACTATAAAACGAAAGGATAAGGTTAATTCATCATTTAGAATTATAGAGTTGATTTTTGATTTTTAATTATGACTTTTTATTTTTATTTTTGCTTATCATGGGATAAAATATTTAATAAAAATTAGTCTGCTTTATAAGGCAGACTAATTAATTTATAATCGTTTGTACAACATTATATCCGTATATCCCGCCGTGTGGTTCATCGTAGCATTGGCATCTATGCGTGTAGCTCCAGCAAATGGGTTAACAGCCCCTAAGTTCTTTTCTATCCAGTCGGTAAACTCCAAAATGCTTGACTTATTGGAAGTAAAATAGAAATAATTAGTGCCTTTTAGGCACTGAAGCACGTCAAGATAGTTAGCCAGCTTCCAATAGTTTCCGTATGTTCCGCAATCGGTGCTCAGATACGGCGGATCGATTAAAAACACAACGCCTGGTGTATGTTTCCAGCGATCGAACAACTGCCTGTAATCCATCCTTACGACATCAACTCCTTCAAGATAGTCCGAAGCCGGTTCGTAATCGTTTTTTCGAACACAGTTATACATGGTTTGCTTACTCAAATCATCATAGTTAGTGGCGTAATTCATTGAAAACAGTAAACTTGATGAAAGGGTAATATAATCCACAAAGCCGGCTTCTTTTTCCTCCGCTTTTATGGCCTTTAGAATACTTTCTTTTACCGGCTTACTGATTACCTTATCAACCGGCTCATCTTTCAAAATCTCCCGGAATTGAGCCAACAACGCGTTAGTTCTTTCGATATTGGCTACCCGCTTACTATAATCGTCATAATCGTTGTAAATAACAATAGAATCCGGATACGTTTCCTTTACCCACCGGCTTAGTAACCCGCTACCTCCGAATAAGTCAACAAAAACATTACAGCTACTAAAATATTTTAAAGCCTCTTTAAACGGCGTTAAAAACCTCCGTTTCTGCCCCTGAAAAGGCAGGGGAGCCTGTACATAATTTTTCATCTTTTCATTTTCATCTTTAAAAATAAATATATAATTTTGCAATCTCTGACAAAAAAAACGCGACGATACCGTGCCTTTAACTTATTACTAAGTCTCGGGTACGCGGTATCGTCGCGTTTTGCATCGTCAGGAGGTCAGAGGCCTGCCGATGACCGGGATTTTTTATTCATCAACTTTCTTTTCCAGTTGCCCGGTATCCGGGATTTCATCCCAAAGTGGCATACCATCACCTAAATAAACCTCTTTTGAAAATTCGTCATTAAACGAAAGTATATTACCAGGACCAGGGGTCTGTTTTCTTTTTCCATCAATTATTTCAATCATTTTTATAAAATTTTAAGCTATTGTCCATCCCTTGGCCTGTAATTCGGACTGCCAGTTTGGATATGAATTAGTTAGTAAAGTTTTAACGGCTGAAGCTAAAGTAAGCGTTTTATTCATACCGTAAGATAGGCCGGAAGCTGTTGAGCTTCCGTTCGATGTCATGACGATATGCGTGTCATCCGTTATCGACTGAATTACTTTTGCAACAGAATTAACATATATCGTTTCGCCCACGTGATGCACTTTTGTAAATTGCGTATTCGTGCCTATCAGGACGTTGTTTGCCGTTGAAGTTTGAAGTGTAGGTGTGCCGTTAGCTACTACCGCCCTATAATCTACCAACCGCTGACAAATATATGTGTAAGCCATATAGGCCGATAATCCGGTTGCTGTTGACATTGCTATTGTCCAGCTAAAACTGTTTTCTAATTCTAATTTAATAAGGTTTTGGAGCTGATAATCAAGAAAAGAAAAAGTTAATTTTGATGTTGAAATAAACAAATAGGTCAGGTTTGAAGCGCTGTTACAAACGTAACCAATTGTTAAATTATTCAGGCCGAGCGGGCATTTAAATGAAGCTACATTCGAGTTTGCGAATGGGCTTCCTGTAATTACGAGATTTTTTAAGCCATCAGGAATGACGACAGATAACAGTGTTGGAGTTGATTGAAACGCCGTATCGCCTATTGTTAGTGAAACCAGTCCAGAAGGAAATTGAATGTCTGATATAAAAGCCCCAAAGAAACACTGTGTTGGTATTGTAATCGTTTTCTCAGCATCTGAGGCATCAGCAGCGAATTCCGGGAAAATGAAACTACAATTTGTAGAATTCCTAAATTGATACTGGTAAAGCGTAAGTGATTTTCGTTGTGAGCCGAATACGATAGGATTCTTCGTAACCGCATCGTTAACAAGCTCTCCGGAATAAGTGCCATCAAATCCGATCGCACTTAAGTCATTCCCGTAGTTATATGCCCCAAGTATCTTCTTAACCATCGGAGTATTGGCATAGCTCCCGAAATTCATCGCGAAAAACGGCGTATTTGTTCGATAAATGACAAATTTTGTCCGCTTTGTTTCGCGGCCTGTTTCGTTTACAGGGCTTATCGCTACCGTTTGATTTCCTGTGTAGATCGTCCCGTCAGACGTTTTATAACGCTGCGCTCCGGTTAAAAATATTGAGTCAACAGAACTCGACAAGAGCAAAGCGAAAGCATATGGATTCTCGGCATCAGCCCATTGGGCTACTTCATAAGCTAAATCGTGCCAATACGGATTATTGCTTTGGACAGGCGTAACGGTGATGTCGGAGACAATGGCAACAACCTTATCAGCCATTTGTTGATAGGTATCGCTGGATGTTGAATTTTGTCCCTTTAGCGTCAACGCATCGGCTATTCTTTTCTTCCCCTCATTCATCTCTATTGTCAGCCCTTCCGCGTTTTCGAGGTGATCTATATCGATGATTAGTTTATCACCATCTGTCAAAACTGGGAAATCATCCGAAAATGTTATTTCGTTTGTTTCAGCGTTCAGGGTGATTTTATCTAATAGCAGCGCGCGCCGGTAAAATTTACCTTGAGTTTCGTTAATAAACAAGCAAATATCACGAAGCGAAAACGTAATGTCATCAGCCACCTGTACGGTACGTGTGCCGGCAGTAAACGTGTATGATTTAACCAAATTCCTCATAATAATCCTGCATAAATTAAGTTTAAACAATTATCGCTCAGCGATAATTTACCATCCTTTTTCACCACCGTAATGCCATCTACATCTATTGTATTTTCTTCTACATCCTCCACGGCCTCTATGATAGCATCAGCCGCATCGGCCACTAAACCACGAGTATTACTCTCCTCTCCGGTACGGTTGCGTATATCTTCCCACAACTGGCGCGCTTGTTCTGTTTTATCGCTCATAATGTTAATTATTAAGGCAACGGGCAGGCCGTTGTATTATACACCCGCGTTCCTGAACTTGATACTGTCAATCCCGGATACTGGCTCTGGTAATTTTGCTGTACATATGCCGCGTAAGCTGTTGCGCGGGCATTGTAGTCTGTTAAAGACATAAGAGCTATCTCGGCATCTGTCAACGCCGGATAAGCAGTTCCATTGTAGGTGAAATTTTCACCGAGGTGGAAATCGTTCGTCGAAATGACCGCCGATCCCCGGACGACTATTATCGTCAATAAAGTAGCGCGCTGATAGCCTGTATTTCTTGTTGCCATATATTTTAATATATAAAGTCGTAATTAGCATCACTCGAAGGGGTGATAGAACGCACAAATACATCTGTAATCTGTCCGCCTACTGTTACAGAACCGCCTGAAGCGCCTGACGGAACTACAATGTAAATACCTTCCTGCTGCACACCTGTATTGTATTTAACCGAAAGGAGTACCGTTACTTCAACACCTACCGGATGCTGGGTAGTGAGTAGAACAGTCGTATTGTTGTTTATAGTTGAAAATGTAAATAAGTTGGTTGGCACTGCTTCCCGTTCGCACACAAAGCCACCCCATTCCGTTACGAATGTTTCGGCTATTTGCTCGCACACAAAGCCACCCCAATTCACATTATAAGTATATTGCGACTGCTCTATCTGATACCGCTTCCCATACGTTTTATACTTTTCCAAAAGGGCTACCAACCGGTTACTATCCACCGAAACGCCTTCCGGAACGTTGACAATAAAATCGACCAAAACGCCATCGCCATCGGTGATATAAATCGTTCGCAAGAAATTGCCGAGCAGCCGGTAATTCAATATCGCTTCAAGGTACATCACTTGGCATGTCATCTCCGCCTGTAAACGTATATCAGCCTGCCACGCTTGGAAATCGGAATATAACGCCGTAAACTGGCTTGCTACCGCCTTTACCAGCTCCGTCAATCCGTTACGCAGTGAAGTCGGTAGGATTAATTTAAGTAATGTATTAAAGTTTATATCCATATCTTTAATTAGGGGCTACAATTCCGTTTGAGGCTGATAAACTACATTCAAATCACCTACTGTAAACCAACCATTTGTACTTTCATACGTGCCCCACAGTTCTGTTTGTGTCGTGTCATTTATTTTAAACGAAGTTATTTTAGCATCTACCACACCGGTAGCCGATTGGATGCTGTCGATCAGCTTTGTTATATTTAATTTCCCTCCAAAATTCGTGTCGTTGAGCGTGGTAATAAAGTTACTTATAGCCAGTTCCACAGGCTTTGTACCGTCGGTTAGAAGTTCACCATTGCTATTCATTAACAATGGGTTATAATTAATCGTAAACCCAAAATCAAGCGCGTCCCCGGCTCCTGAAATGACCTGCAGGAGTACCCCGGAAGGTTTTATTTGATTGGCATAAATCTCAAAAATAGCTTTATCATCGTTCGTAAGCGCCGAAATAGAGCCGTTCAGGGTAGTAGCCAAATACAGTTTAACCTTACAAGCTCCATCGGCCTGAACAGTTTCGCGTACCGCCACTTTCTTTACGATCTGCTTGATCGTATTAATCGTTTCGTATTCCCATTTGAATGTTTTAGTATTCAAAATAAGGTTATCGCCCTTTTGAAACGCCAATGCTTGCGCGTGCCACCACGCTTGGTTGGCTACGAAGGCCGCATCTACCTTCGTTTGAATTTCTATCCGGAAAACGTCCATGACTACCTCAAATACGTTAATAGCAAACGCAACGGCATAGAAAAATAGGCTTTCGATAGAGACCTTTGAAAACAAGGCATCGAACCCCAACGCCACATCTTCGGCCGTGAGGCTGTAGCGTGTTTGTACTGCCGATTGTGATATATAGGCGTTGCCGATAACTGTTTTTATTTCCGCGATTGTCCGTGCCATGTTTATTCGAATGTAAAATCAAATGTATAATCGAAAATTTTAAAGCGTTTACTAATGCCGGTTGCCGGCCTAATTCCTTTAGTGGTGTAATACGATAGTATATTCTTGTTTATCACGTCCACTTTCGTCAGTTTCGCTGAAGTGGAGAGCCGGTATGTAATGCTCAGGTTATTTTGTAAGGCTAATAAAATAGCTGCCGAAGCATCGCCTGTTGTCTGCATAGCTATATCCAAAAAACTTTGACCTTCTAATACCGAAATATCCGGGCTGTCCGGTTCTTCGTCGCTTATTACCACCGCGGCTGGCGTTATCAGCCGGTCGGAGTTGTCGATATAGGCCGTTGCCGGCCTTATCCCTTTATTTGCGTAATAAGTGGCAATATCGCTATCAACCACGGCGGGAATTTCATTCAGCTCATCCGGAAGGTCGGTAATGCTCACGCTGTTTACTATCGCTAACGAGATAGCAGCCTCGGCGGAACCGCACTGCTGAATGGCTACATCAATTATGCTTTGACCAGCTTCAGCTTTCATAACTTGCATCAACTACTAATTTACCATCAGAATTAAAACCACACGAATTTACCGTTTGCCCATCTTCACGAAGATTCGCACGAATTTCGCGAAGCAAGTCTGAAGAATCATCATCGTCAATAAATGAAGCTAATCCGACACCCAACGTTGGAGTTTCTTTTATTTCTCCCTTTTGAGCCAGTATAATTATTTTCTGATTTTGACGGGTAACATCACCAACCTGAATACCTGAAATTATTTTCCCTTCAGCATCACGAACGACTTTAATATCCAACTCCAAGTTTTCAGTCAATATTATGCCTTTGTTTTTTGCCATTAGTGTTTAATTTTTTCGTTCTGTATATCCGCTTTATTTGTCACCTGTAATTGAGAACCCGCCCATGTGGCTGCAGCTACTTTCAATTTTGATCCACCATCATTGGGAGTTACAACCCACGTATTAAAGGCTGTTTTCAGGTTATTAATATCATTTTCTAATGCGTTAATTTTATCAGTCAACTCCTTTACTTTTACAAGCCCTTCGTTTTCGCCACCGTCAAATATAATACTTTTGACCTCCGAAAACATTTCGACAAACAATTCATCACTGTCACCAATCCGGCTAATAATAACCGATGAACCTTTAACCGGTGTAATCACACAACCCTTTTTTGCATCAACACCTTCGCCCATGGAAGCGCGCTTTCTGACATCAGTATAAAGTGTCCCGGATAAGTCTTTTACATCTATGTAATCTTTGTCCGGATAATTTTCTTCAACAATGCCCAGGAACGTTTTTTCATTACCATTTCCAAGCATTTGAATTTGCCTTCTTATTTTTTCTTCAAGTGTCATAACTTCACTGTAAATTCAACCGTTCTACGTCCACCACGGGCATCGGCTTTTACTGTTGTTTTAGTTATGTAATAAGTTCCATCACGCTCCTGGTACTTTGGGTCGATAAGCTTTCCTTTCATTCCAATTGTTGCAAATGGCTGTAAAAATGTGGTTGTTTTGCCTTCGTAACCCGAATACTTATACTTTTTAATCTCTTCAGTAGCCAGTTTTTTAAGTTCTACTACACTGGATACATTATAAAAGAAAAGCGTCCGTTGACTTCCTTCCTTATCACCTACCTCAGCTTCAACCTTTGTGTTGTCTGGCTTAATCCAAACAGCCTTAATTTTTAGGCTTACATCGTCGGCACTTCGGTACTTCAGATCATCGGCATTGATGGTATTGTATCCAAGTTTATATTTTACTGTTCCGTTGTCGATGACATAAGCAAGCCCGGCATACAGCGTTTTACCCATAAAGAAAACAGCCACTCCATACTTTTCCTTCAGAACCTGCAAAGCTTCGAGACTGGTGATATTTGCCGGGATAATATACTTTGTAAAATTGATGTCCGGTATATGATCACTCAACACGATATCAGTATCTTTTACGATGTATTTCAACACATCCAACATGGTAGTTTTTGCCCATGTTTTTGTTTCGCAAGGCCTTCGCAGTTGATATTCGTAACCTTCGCATTCAATTTCGAGCGGTGTTTTATAATTTATCCTATAGATAAATCCTTCAAGTTCTAATTTTAGATCGTTGTTATAACCCAACCAAATACTTATTTTATCACCTCTTTCGAATTGTGTAGCCGTCTGAACGCTTTCACCNACTTTCTTATCTTNNTACACCAGNCGCGCCGANGTGGGTATGNNAATTTTTGCNGGCTGATTGATTTTGAAAATGTCGTGTTCGCACTCAACAGAATGAAAGGCATCAAAGGATATTTTTTTACTATCCGATTGACGAAATATTTCAATATGTCCACGAAGTTTGACGTACATTATTCTATTATCAGTTTAAATTCAATATCACTTATCAGATCGCACTCAAACGCTTGTATGTTCTTAAATCCTTTTACCTCAGGAAACTTTAGGTTTTTTAGTACAACCTTTTCATTATCTTCAAATAAAAGCGATGTACGGGCATTTTCAATTTCAAGCGATTCACCCGTTTTGTACAATTGTTTAAGGTCGAAAACCTGCTGATCGGGATAATCCATATCAGGTGAGATTATAATACCTTTTACGTTTAGTTCCCAGTCATCAATAGATATTTCTTCTTTTACAGAACCCTGCTGATTTACCAACTGTGTTTCGACTATTGTTTTTTTACTTACAATAGATGAAACCGTATTCTGAAGCATGAATTTTGTACCATCTGCCTTTATCAACCAAATAGGCAAGAACACCTCATTGCCATTGTTATTTTGCCCGTAAAATGGAGAACCTTTAATGTTGTATTCCCTTCGTTCCGAAGGTTCTGAGAAGCTATATTCCGAAGATTCTGAATCACGTCCAAAAATCTTTTTTTCGACTTTGTTTTGAACAGAAAACAGAAATGGAGCTGCTGTATACCCCCAAACGCTTTTGAAAATATCAACTAAATCAAACTCATTGAAATTATATTTTTCCATTTCACTCCGTTGCTAATCTGTTTCCACTATTCAACACCTGCGCTAAAACTTCCATAATAGTATCCTTTATTTTGCCACCGCTTTCGGTTAAATTAGTAGTGTGTATGGTAATGCTACCAACCATTTCTTTATTGAGATTTATGTTTATGTTAGTAGGCTTGCTTCCACCACCGGCAATACTTTTAATCTTATCGTCAGGGTTGACAGATGACGGCGATGTTGTCCCGGGTAAACTTCCTGTAATAGAACCAGCATTCAAACCACTTTTTTTATCAGCCTGACTTTTTGCAAAACTTGCAACTCCTTTATTATATCCTTTAGCCCATGTTTCCCCAATTTTAGAGCCATTATTGATAGCTGATGAAACAACAGCACCACCTCCCATAGACATAAAGAATCCTTTTCCTGCTTGTTTTGCACCTTCTTTCACCCCATTCCAATCTGCAGAAAATACCGATTTGATGATTTTACCAAGACCTACAAACGTATCTACCAACCCTTTCACATAACCAATAATGGCATCCTTTATAAAGTTCCCAAATAGTTTAAATGTTTCCCATAAACCCATTACAACACCTCGGAACCAGGAGAACTTATTCCATGCAACAACAATCAAAGCAATTAATGCCGCAATGGCCGCAATAATCAACCCCACCGGGTTAAGCATCATGGTTCCGTTCAAAATTGCCTGGGCAATTGTCCATAGCCTAATACCCCATGTAATAAGTTTAAAGGCTGCAAACGCTCCCAAAGCAACACCTGTCAATTGTAGCAACATGTCGGAGTTCCGACCAATCCAATCGACCATTGGCATAAGGAAGTTCATCAGACTATTAGCGTAAGGCAAAAGTTTGAGCCCAATTTCAGCACCTGTTTGGCGTAAAGTTCCTACCAACGTAGAGAATTTACCAGAAGCCGTTTGGCTCATTTTGTCCATCATGCCAAAGAAAAGACCGCCTTTACTTGTAGCGTGTTGGAAAGCTGCTTCAACCATGGTAGCGGATATTTTACCCTTTTCCATTTCCGAACGTAGCGTACCCATACTTTTACCGGTCATTTTTTGCAGTTCCTGAAGCGGATTGAATCCGGCATTAATCATTTGCAATAAATCCTGACCCTGTAATTTTCCGGCACTGGACATTTGAGAGAAAGCAAGTGTCAAAGAACTCATTTTGTTGGCATCGCCCATAGCAATATCACCAAGCATTTTCAGATTAGGCAAAATCTTTTCGGCTGAAGTACCAAACGAAAGCATCATTTTGGCGTTATCTATCAGCCCTTTGTTTTCGTAGGGTGTGTCATTGGCAAACTTATTAATGCCGTCGAGCATAATTTTTGCTTTCTGAGCACTACCTAATAGCACATCGAAACTTATTTTGGACTGTTCCAAATCGGCTCCCATCTTAACGATTGATTTCACGCCCTGGAACAGTGCCATTGCACCAACCACATTTCGGATACTTCCGGCTAAATTATTAGTATTATTGTTCGATTCGCGTACACGGTCAATATAACCACGCCATGATTGTCCGGCTTTATCAATTGCTCGCTGTGCAATTGTCATTGAACGCTGCGCGTTGCTTCCTACATCGTTAGTACTTCGCGATACATTTTCAGCAGCACGGGCAGCGTTTTTTAAAACGCCACTTAGCAGGTCTCGCGCCCGAAGTATGTATTCAACACCAGTACTCATCGTTTATTTGCTTCAGCTTCTTTATTGCGGATATAATCCAGTTGAACCACTTTATCAGCCCATTGTTTGTCAGTTAAGTGCGAGACATCGTAACCTAAGTAGTATTCTAATTGGGTCGACAATAAGCCGACCCAATCACTTTGTACATTATCCGAAGCCTCGCTTAGAAGTTTTTTAGTTCTGTCTCTTTGAATTCAATCAATTCGCCGGCTTTCACACAGGCATTGAACCAAAGGGTTTCATCCTTTTTGATTTCTTCAGAACCACCCAGCCAGCAATTGGTCAATACAGCTTCACCAGTTTTCATCAGTTTACCCATGTTCATTTCAATATCGCTGCCATCGTTTTCGCCTTTCGACATTTTGAACGACATTTGACTGAGGGCGTAACTGGTAGTTTGTCGGTCAATTTTACGGACATAAGCAATATGACCATCCACAATTACACCGTGAACTTTGCCGTATTTGGCTTTCCACTGTTCGATTTGTTCGGGCGTAACTTCGCCCACAAGAGTTAGTTTTTCCATGATTAATACGGAGATGTTGTGTTATACTTTATTTTCTTCGTGAACAACGGAGTTGTGATCTCCATAAATTTTGCTCCTTGTTCCATTGCCTTTTCAATTTCGGTGAATTGGCAACCTTCGCAAATGTCTGTTACAATCTTCGCGCCTTCGCTATTGGCAGGGATGTAAGAATGCACAATTACAAATGGTGGAATTTTGAAAGGATCGCCACCGCCAGCCGATATGATAGCTTCCAACTCGTTTTGAAGTAATTTTACTTCGCTCGAATACTTTCTATTGCCATAACCTACATCAACAGGTTCATCGCCTTCTGCATAAATGGGCTCAATCTCCCTTTCTGATTTATATTTAAAACCAGTGATACCAGTTACAAACCGCCCGCCCATAAAACAGCGGTATTCTGACCAACTATATGCCATAAAATAAATTATTTAATGAGTTAATATGCTAATGTGCCAATTGTGCCTATGCTGTAATTAGCATATTGGCACATTGATGATTGGCATATTATTTTATTGGTTTACAAAACTCAATACCACTTCAATCGGGTTCAAATAACCTTTAGGAGTTATGTTGAGATAAATTTTCTGAGCGTTACCGGAAAGAATGTCGATAGTCAGATCAATTTGTGCCGTGAAATTCGATATTTCACCTTTCATGGCATCCTTTACCTGTTTCTCAATTTTTTCTTTCAAATAACCGGCGACTGAAGGATGGAGCGTTCCATCTTCATTCACTTCAACATCATCGTCAAGCTCTTCAACGTAGGTATTGTTAAGGGGCAAAAAACCAAAAGAACAAAAAAAAACGCAGGTGGTTACATGTAACAT